ATTCACAAAAACATACCACAAAGCACAATAAATTCCAAGCAATACCAAAAACATCAATAAAATCAAGCACTTGCGAATATATCGACATAGGTATAAAATCACATAAACCTATATTGAACGGTACTCATATGCCTACTGCCAATCCTGTGCTATCCGGTAGCGTCCGCGTAAACGTTCGCACAGCGGTAAATAACGCGCAGATTCGTCGTGATACCCGCAATGGTCGAGAGGTCATTGTAGTCCCAAGCAAAACCCTTCCAGACGACGTCAAAATGAACGGCATTACCTACCGCCGTAACGAAAAGATGAAGTCAATCCACACTCTTGAGCGCACATGGGCACCTGCAGGACACCCGAAAATAAACGGGAAATATGTATCCGCAACACTCCCCGAGGCGTCCGTAATTTTCAACTTTGGTGCATGGAATGAAAACGTTAGAGACATTAACGGGATTGTCCATGTTGACAAGGTTATCGATGTAGAGGCCGCGAAGTCATCAGAGAAAGGCTTGCGTGTACTTGAAGCAATCAACAAAGGCGACCCAATTCACACCAGCACCGGAATTTTTATGAATGTGGTCGATGGTGAGGCGCGAGACATGTATTTCGATCACGATGCCATTTTGCTGGACGAAGAGGGTGCAGCAACTCCCGAGCAAGGTGTCGGGATGCTGGTAAACAGCTCCAGTGAAGAACTTGAATTGATGGTCATTAACTCGGTTTGCGTTATGAGCGAATTTGAAAAAGTGGCTGATGAGATTGGGCATAAATCCAATCAGGAAAAGCTAACCATCCTAAATAGAATTCTGTCTGCGCTGAAACTTGGCAAGGACAAAACACCGGGCGAAAGCCTAAAAGCCAATGGCAACAGCGAGGTAATCGACATGCCGACTTTAGAAGAACGCTTCGAGGCGTTGGAGAAAAGCGTCGAGACGCTTACCGCCAATGCCAACAAGGCAGCAGAATCAACCACAAAGGCAATGGCTGATGCTATCGCCCCAGTGATGAAAGCAATTGAAGCCCTCACCGCTAACGCTGCGAAAGCAGAAGAAGCTGAGCGCGCAGAACTAACCGCAAAGGTTGTAGCTAATAACCTGCTGACCGAAGAAACCGCCAAAACGTTGAGCGTAAATGCTTTGCGTGAACTGGCTGGCAAGGTCAAGGGTGATGCGGCTCCAGTGGGTACAGGTCACTTTCAGCCAAACACTGATGGCGCGGTGATGTACAAGGCCGACGAAATAAGCACCTATTCATTTGGGGAGGATAAATAATGCCTAGTAAAGCGAATGTTATTTATCGCGGCGTAAATCCCGATAAAAAGACAGTATCGAATCTTAAAGTAGCTGGCGCTTATTTGCCTGGCACTTTTTGCACTGCAAACGCCACCACACTAACCCAGGCAACTACCGGCGTCGGTCGGCTGCTCTTGCTGAGCAACCGTGAATTCATCGGTCAAGATTTGCCAGACGCTTACGCCACCGGCGATACCGCAGTGGCTTATGAATTGCAACCTGGCGATAATTTTATTGCTCGGTTTGCGGCTGGAACATACACCGTAGGGCAGGAGCTTACTGTCGCTGCATCTGGACGATTGGCTGTCGCTGCAAGCACTAACGTTGTTGTCGGCTTCTACACAGGCTCGGGCGCTGCGAATCTGGCTGGTGAGCTGGATGAATTCGTTGTTGCTAACAGCTACACCAAAGCATAAGGGGTAAACACTATGCCATTTCAACCAATTGTAAATAACCGTGCTGCAACGTCCGATGCACAGCGCCAGTTAATTCTGGAGTACCGCAACATGGATCACCGTATGGCCGCAAACATGGCCAAACAGTACGGAATTCCTATTGACCTGTCGAATTTGAGTGTCAACGAGCTTAACCGGTTGAAAATGATCGGTAATGCCGCCCCATTGCCCAAAGATGTTTGGGGCGAGTGGGATCGCACCAGTGTTGAAATTCAGCGCGATATTTTGGCCGTTTACAACGACTTAACCAGCGTTGCGCGCCCGATGAATATTGGTAAATTCCTGCATTATTTCCGCCAGGTATCTGATTCTAGCTCAGCCAATATCAGTCTTGATGGTCGTTCCGAAGCTCGCGCAGATCAACCGGTATACAACTACGTTGGCACTCCTTTGCCAATCGTTGACGCGACCTATAAATATGGCTGGCGTCAAATGTTGGCGGCTCAGACTGAGGGTGAATCGCTGGATACCGATGCGAACGCAAACGCTGTGCGCAAAGTGGCCGAAAAGCTGGAAGATATCGTGCTGAACGGTGATGCTCAGATCGTTGTGGCAGGCTCTCAGTTGTACGGCTTGCGTAACCATCCGAAGCGCAACACTCGCTCAACCGGTTCAACCCTGAATGGCACCACTGGCGCAAACTGGGTTGCTGAATTTACTGCAACAATGCGGCTGCTTCATGGTGATAATTTCCGCGTACCAGCAACTTTTTATGTCAACTGGGATGACTGGTTTTATGCATCAAACACCGACTACAGCACTGCATATGCAAACAAGACGATTGCACAGAGAGTGCGCGAGACGGATGGTATTGCTAACGTTGTTCCATCATCAAAAGTGCCTGCGAACAACATCATTGCAGTTGTTAAAAATACCGGTGTTGTGCAGTTGCTTAACGGTATGCCAATCATGACCCGCGCACAAATGCGTCACAACCCTGAAGATGATTATGCCTACAAGGTTATGGCAGCCGCAGCGCTGGAAATCAAGTATGACGCCAACGACCAATGCGGCGTTGCTCATTCTAGCTAATTCACCTCTGCCACGGATGGCGGAAATTTTGAGAGGGTTTGATTGTGATTAAAGTAAAAATTAAGCATCCAGGCGCACACATGATGCTCGGTAAAGAATCGCGCGAGCTGAAGGTCGGCGAAGTTCTGGAGCTTCAAGGTGATGAATTGCCTAACTTTTTGATTGGAAAGGCTGAAATTGTAGGTGACAGCGAAGGCAAACCTTTGGTGACAAATGATGAGCTTTTAGAAGCTGCGATGACTGAGAACAAAGAGCTTTCTGAAAAGCTTGAGTACGCAACTGCTGAGCTGCAAAAAGTTCCTTCATTGCTCGCTGATCTTGAGTCAGCCCGCGAGCTTGCAATTGAGCACGCAAAAAAGCTTGACGTGGCAAATGCTGAAATTGCCGAACTGAAAAAGCAAAAGAGTAAATAAAAAATGGCAGCGGTAATCACCGTCAATGACGTAAAGGCAGGCTTTGCCACAACAGTTCCAGACATCGAGATCGAAATGCTGATCGAGATTGTCGGGGGTGCTGATGCCTGCCTAGATGCCGCTGCCGTTCCTGAGGCGCGCCAGCGTGCGCTAAAGATTTATGCCGTGCGCCATATGCTGCAAATGCAGGCGAACGGCGGGAAGGGGTCGGTTCGCAGTGAGTCGGCTCCATCCGGTGCTAGTCGGTCATATTCTGGTTGGGCTGGCGGTGATGGTCTTTTATCTACAACCTTCGGCTCATTGCTTAAACAGCTTGATACGACTGGTTGCGTCACTGGCATTTTAGAAAACGATGGCAACGTGATGATCCTGTCAGTGGGGCGCAAATGAGCAGCCTAGCTAATTGGTCATACGTTTACCCGATCACTGTTTGGAAAGTGACAATAGACGAATACCAAGAGGCCACATTCAGCGCCCCCTATTTGATTATGGGCGATTGGATGGTCGGCGGTGATACGGCTACCGATGCTCGCGGGACTGAGTTCACAAGCGTGAGCAAATACCACTTTGAAGCGGCAGACGGTTCGGTATTGATCCCAGCACAAGAAGATTACATTTTGCGCGGCGATCACACAGCGGTTAGCGATCCGACAACCGTTAAGGCTGAAATTATTCGCAAGGTTGAAGGCTGGGGAATGGACATGTTTGGCGCTGGTGAATTGCCAGACTGGCGAGTACTGACGTAATGCCAGTAACCGGCATAGACCAAGTGCGCGGACGCTTCAAGCTGATGATGGAAAGAGCATCTGGCGAAATGACCGAGCGCGCATTAACTGAAATGATCACGATTGGCGGTTTTTATGCTTCAGAGCTTACACCGGTTGACACGGGTAATTTATTGCGCAGCCAAGGCCGTAAGGTTTGGCCAACCGCTGAAGGAATGGCCGGTGCTGTTTACTACGGATTTAAATACGCCGGATACATTCACGACTTGCCCGGCAAATTAAAGGGCTTGCCCCGTGCTCACTTCGGCAAGACTCGCGCCGGTACAGATTTTGGCGGCGGATCATTACAAGGCCGGTACTGGGATGGGATGGGCGGCGACAATACCGCAGAGCCTAAATTCCTTGTGAAAGGCATGGTGCAAATGACCGCAGAAGCTCCGGCGATACTTAAAAAGATTTATTCGGTGGATGAATGAGCCTGCCATTACTGGAAAGAGTGAAAACGTTTTTAACTGAGCAGTCTTTATTGACTGGCTACACGGTTAAATTTTTCACTTGGACTGATGCCGATGTGC